CATCCGGGCCGACGATCGCGATGTAGTAGCCGCCGAAGGTCTGCGCGTGCGCCTTCTTGAGCATCTTCACCGCCTTACGCAGCTCTTTGCTGGAGAGCTTGTCCTCCGGCGTGAGCGCATTGCGCGTCGTCTTGCCGCCGGCATAGATCACATTCGGGCATGTCGCCAGCTCCTCGCGCACGACCGCATCGATGCTTCGCGCGCCAGCGTCGCCGAAGAGCTTCGTCTTGCGCATGATGTTCATGTCCAAGTGGGACAGATCCAGCTTGTCGCTGCAGCGGGCGTATTCGCCGTACTGCTTGAGCTCCACCGTCACCTCCGTCTCCGCCAGCATCACGCCGTCGCCCGGGGCGCCTTCGGTCAGCTCCGTCGTCTTCGTCTCCAGCGGCACAATCTTGCGCATGTTCATCACAAGGCCGCTGCCCTGCGGCATGCGATGCTCGTCGGCGAACTGCAGGTGAACCAGCTCCGGTTCAAACGTGCGCAGCAGCTCACGGTTGTAATAGGTCTGCATGCCGGGCGTCAGGCCGGCAGCGGTGCTCGTGTTGAGATTCGCCATTTGTCATTTCCTCCTTTGATTTTCAATTGTCGTCCGTCGTCTTTCGGTCAGATTCTGACCTTGCGTCCCGCCATCGCCGCCTCGCGCGCCCTTCGGGAAAACGCGTCGAATTCCGCGTCGGTCATGTGCTCGATCGGGTTCCCCTGATCGTAGCCGCCCGTGGCGATCGTCCTCGCCGTCGGCACGCCGCTCTTGCGGGGCGCCGCCTGCTGCGCGCGAAGATACGCACATGCCGCTCTCGCCACGCTCTTGCCCCCGGCGATGGCCTCCCTCGCGATCGGGCTCTGGGAAAAAGCGGTCAGCTCCTGCGCGGTCCAGCCGTCTTCAAACAGCTCGCCGATTCCCGCACGAACGGCTTGCATCGCCGCCTCGCGCTCATCAAGGCTCTCCTCCTCAAGGCGCGTATGCGCCTCTTCGGCCAGCCCTGCGCCCAGCTCCTTCGCGCTCACCTCGCCCGCGTCCTCCGCCGGTTCCATGGCCTGCGCCATCTCCTCCTGCATGTAGTTGTCCATCTTCATTCTCCTTTCTCTTCATGCGGCATGTCTTTCGCCGCTTGGAAGCTCTTTGCGTTTTCCTCTACCGCCCGCAGCACGCTGCCCTTCGTGCGGTAGCCCTCCATCAGTCCGATTACGCTCTGCGGAGGCAGCGGCTGCCCGTACTGCGCGCATATCTCCGCGCACTTGAGCAGGAACTCGTTCGCCTCCTGAATCTGTCCGGGCGTGTTCTTCTGCGTCTGCACGCGCACCGTATATGCGGGTCTGGGCAGGCTGTCGCCCTGTCTGTCCGGCGCGAGCAGCTCCACAATCCTCTCCTGCATGCTCCCCGCCTGGTCCCATCCGCCGACAATGCGCAGCGTCCTTCCCGGCGTCAGGTATTCGCTCATCACCCACAGGATCTGTTCCACCATTTCCCTGAACGCCTCTTTGAACAGCTCCGTGTGCCAGCGTGTGATCTTGCCGCCCGCGCTTTGCAGCGCCTCAATCGCCCTCGCCGCCGTCACGCCCATGCCGCCCTCGCCACGTGTGAACTGGTTCTGTCCGCTGTCCTGCTTCATCGTGTCGCACAGGTACTGCATCATCTGGTACACCTGACCGTTGATCGGGCTCGCCTGTACCGGCTGCATCACCTCGCGGATGTCGCTGCCCTCCCATTCCACGATCACGCGGCTCATGTCCGCGATTTCGTCGGGATTGATGCCGCTGCCCTTGCGGATGAAGAGCCGCTGTACGCTCGACTGCCTCGCGTTGTCGTCGATGTACTTGATGTAACGATCGATCGTGTGCTGTATTTCCCGATAGTCGTGAATCAGCCCCGTGCCGAACGGCTGACGCCATACGTTCCTGTATTTGAACATCGTAAACGGGTATTTCCCGTGCGCGTATACGCCCTGCGCAAACTCGCCCTCCCGCGCCGTGCCGTAGTCGTATTCCGTGCTGTAGAGCAGCGCTCCGCCCGCCATCAGCGCCATGTGCACGCGGTTCTTTTTCGCCTGCGCGTCGTATCGCTTGTACCAGTATTCAATCAGCGTCACCCTCGCGTCGGGGTCGTTTTCCTCCGCTTCTTCTTCCCGGGCGTATCGGTCCTCCTGCACATAGCCGCGCGAGAGCGGGTAATGCTCCGTCACCCAGGAAACCGTCGTTCTCGTCGCCTTGAAGCACGCCCTGCCGTCCTGCAGGTCCTCAACCGCCGGATCGGGGTAGAAGTCCTCCGGATGCCATGCCAGCACACTGACCATGCCCTCCCCCTCGTCGGCTTCCTCGTCCCAGAACACCTCGCATACGCCCGTGCCCGTGACCACCGCATCTTCCATCAGCCTCTGGTACTTTCCCGGCCAGCCTGACTGATACAGCACAAAGGACACCACGTCCGTCATCTCCTCCGCGCTTTTCGCCGTTTCCTCCCTTTCGGGAATCAGTTTCGCCTCCGGCATGTTGTCGATCTGGTCGGCGATCACGTTGTCCGCGCAGGAGTTGAGCGTGTTGCTCGCCGGCGCGCTCGCGCTCGCCTCCTCCTGGCGCAGCTGGCGCATCATTCTCGCCTTGCGCATCTCCTCGTGCGCAGGCAAAAGCGCCTCATAGAACCGTTCAAACAGCGCATACGCCCTTGCAACCAGCAGCGTCTGTTCTGCGCTGAGCGGCTGCATGCCCCTCGTTTCCTCCTGCGCAGCCGTGTCGTTCATCCTCTTGCGTCTTCGTGCCATGTCCGTCTCCTTTCGTTGTTTCGCGCCCGTCCTATTCCCGTCTTTGCACGGCCGCTCTGGGCGCAATCGGCCGGCTCATCAGGAAGTACCGCGTCTCGTCGTAAATGTGATCCTCGCCCGCCGTATTGATGTCCTCCGGCCTTTTCGGATCATACACCAGCGCGGGCGTCGTCCGGATAAAATCCCGGCAGTTTTCAAACACGTAGAGCATCGGCCTTCCGTCCTCGTTGAACTTGAGCCGCTCATGCAGCTGCATCTTGCCCGGCAGTCTCGTGTTGTCGCCCTTGCGGAAGCTCACCCCGGAAAACACATTGCGGATCTGCTCCTCCACGCTCATTCCCCGGCTTCTGTCCCAGATCGCCGGATCCGCGATGCCCGTCACGTGGATGCCCTCCCGGAATTCCGGCTCCATCAGTTGCGCAAGCCGTCCGGCGATCTCTCCCGGCGTGAGCATCAGCCCCGTGTTTGCCTCGCCCGGCACGCACCCGTACAGCTCCTTGTAGCGGTATACCCGGCCCTCTTCATCCACCGCCCATACCCCGAAGGAAAACGGGCGCGTATATCCGTGATCGAAGCTCACCGCCCGCGTCCAGTGCCATGGAATTTTGAACGGCCTGATCACATGCGTGAAAAGGCCGTGGTCGTAATGCCTGGGGTCGTCCGTGAACTCCGGGAACGCCTGTCCGTCAAACGCGTCCCATTTGCCGTAGAGCAGCGCCTCCCGCAGCGCCCTTGGCTTTTGCTCCAGCTCGATGATGTAGTCTTTTGTGATATGCGGGTTGTCCTTCGCCGTCGCCGGAATGTATTCAAGCCGCCTGATGCCGATTTTTCCCAGCACGTCGCTTCTGACCGGCATCTCCCGGATTTCCCTGCCGCATTGCGTGCTCTCCACAAACCGCGCCTTCACCCATGCGTGTCCCGGTCCGCCCGGGTTGCTCGCCGCGCGCACTACCGGTGTGATCCCCAGCGCCCTGTTCGCCCTCAGCCTCGTGCGCAGGTAGTCGTACATCGGCTTAGTAAAATGCGTCAATTCATCAAAATACAGCCAGTGGATTTCTGCGCCCTGATATTTCAGCAGTCCCTCGCCTTCGTTGTGCAGGTGGCAAAAGTGTGCCGCGCTTCCGTTGATGAACCGCATCTCGTGCGCCGAGGAAACGTATTTCCCCAGTCTCCCCGGCACAATGCTCTGCATCGTGCGAATCAGCGTCATCTCCAGCTCCGGATACGTCCTTCTGAACAGGTACGCATGCGTGTTGGGGTATTTCATGCACCGCATGAATGCATCCCAGCAAATCGCGGTGCTCTTTCCTCCGCCGGCTGCCCCACCGTAGAGCACCTCGTCTGCCTCGCTCGCGTGGAACTGCGCCTGCTTGGGCGTCGGCGCGTAGTCAAGCTTAACCTCCATCGCCCGCGTCCTCCTGCGCTCTGGGCA